GACATATTGGTCTGGAACACCACCCGGGTGCGCCATGCCTCGCCTTTTTTTGTGCCTTCGCCGGTCCAGCCATGCCAGCCGTTCCGCTCCACAATGTCCTTCCAGTCCTTGCGGAAGGTCTCGATCGTGGTGCCCTCGACCGCCGCGCGCTGCAGTGCCGCCATGATGTCGGCCAGCAGATCGGTCTTTACCGCACCGGCCACCATGAAGGCGCTGTCATGGGCGGACCGCTGGATGTCATCCCAGCGGCTGGTCGGGACGAGATCGCCCAGGCGCAACCGGAGGGCCGCGACCTGTTCGGGAAAGGGGCGGCCGAGGACGGCGCGGATCGGATCAGCCATCCTCGTCCACCACTTCCGCCCGCCCGACCGCCCAGGCCGCGATCAGGCCCTGGGCGAGGCGTGCGCCCAGACCCGTGCTGCCGATCTCGGGATAGGCCGCGATCAGCATCTCGCGCGCCTCTTCCAGAGATCCGGATGCGTCGATGATTCTGCCGATCGTCTGCAGCATCCGCGCCATCTCCGGATCGGCTTCGACAAGCATCCGGTCGGTCAAAAGCGCCTCGATCCCGAGAGGCTCTGTAAGCGCCGCTGAGGGGCCTTCCGCCTGTGGGGCTACCTGCACACCCGGAAGAGGCTCAACCCGTTTAAATTTCTCTGAAACCGCTTTAAAAATCGAAGTCCGTTTCGAGGGGTCGGTCGCGTCCGCATCCGGAGCGTCTTTTGGGGCCGAAGGTGCCCCCAGAAGCCGGTCTTCCGGCTTCGGATCGGCCAGGCCGAGCTTGTCGCGAACTTCGGATTCGCTCACCCGCAGGCCGAGCGGTACCAGCACCTTCAGCGACTCGGTCAGCTGCTTGAGGTCTTCCTGCTGCGGCCGCGCGATCCTGAGGCGAGGATAGCGCTTCTGCGGTCCGAACTCGAGATCAATCCACGGGCGGATCAGATCCCGGTTGAGGATTGCGGCCAGCGCCTTCGCGTCGGCCGTCTCGATATCCTCCTGCACCTCGCGGTGTTCGCGTCCGACGGCATGACCCCCGGCGATGGCGTCGGTGGTCGCGGTCTGGCCGAGCACGGCTTTGGAGATCTGCTGATCGATCCAGTTGGTCCGCCGTTCGAACAGGTCCGACGATGCGCCGATGGATTTCGACTCGATGAACTCCAGCGACATGGAGTCGGGGATGATCGCCGCGCAGTCTCCGGCGATGTTGGCGACGGCTTGGAAGAGCGTGTTCTTGTCCTCTTCCGAGGCACCCTGATGCCACTTGCCCAGGCGGATCGGCTGACCATAGGTCTGGGTGAAGATCGCCCAGTCCCGTTGCGTGAAGGCCTTGAACATCCAGCCCCATGCAGCAACCCGAGCCAGCCCCGAGCGCAGCGGCAGGCCGGACTTTGCCGCGATGCTCGCATAGATAAAGCGATACGGCTCCAGCGGCACTTCGCGCCCGGTGTCATCCAGCATCAGCGGCGTCTCGAGATCGTGGCGCGCCCATCGATAATGGCGGGGATCGCGCCGCTTCAGGCTGGCGGGGCGCCATTGCCGTTCCGACACCTCCCAGCCGATTTCGGTAAAGCTGACGCCTTTGCCGATGCAGTCGAGGATGTTGAAGAGGTCGGCGGTGAGCTCGTCCCGATCCAGCCAGTCCCGTACCATGTCAGCCATGCGCACATCCTGCGGCGCATCGCTGGCGGAATCCACGGTCACGTCGATCTGGCTGACCGACCGCTTCCGGGTCGAGATCACGCCCAGGTAATGCGGATCGCGCTCCTCGATCTGTTCAGCGAGCTCGAAATAGCGGACGGCCTCGCCGTGATCAGCGGCGCGCAGGATCTGCGCCAGCCGCACCGGGTCCATGCCGTCGGCAGGGTAGCCCGAGATGGGGGAGCGGACGCCAGAGATGGTCGGTGCGCCGACCTCGCGGGTCAGAGTCTCTCGGCGGACCGGATTGCCGAAGCGGTCCAGAAGTTGCTGTCGCGGTGCCATGACGGCTCCTTCAGAGATGAACGCCGGCCAGCAGCCGGTCGATAACAAGGTGAACGGCCTCGGCTTGCCCGCCATCGACCAGGTCGCAGGGCCGGCGTCCGTCGAGCTGGCCATGGGAGCTGTAGATCCAGCGGTCGAGCTCGGCTTCGGTGTAGACCTCGGCGAGGCGCTGGCGGATCGGGCGACGGTCAGACATCACATGCCCCCGCGCAGCCGGGAACCAAGCGGCGGGGTCCACCAGCCGCGCACGCCGGTGTCGAACATACGGACGGCGCCAGTCGAGCCCGTCCGGCCCGCGGCCGAGGATGCCGTGCGATAGCCGTATTCCGACCAAGGCATCCGGCTGGCATAGTGAGCGAGCGCGAGCGCGATGGCATAGTCGCCGTGGCGGCGTTTGCCCTTTTCGCCGGTGCGGATGTCCGGCACCCGCGCCACGCCGCGCACCAGTTTGACAAGGCGCAGGTCCGAGAGGTGATCGGAATCGGGCGCGATGGCGATCATGTCATCCTCGAAGGCGGTCTTCAGCGGCGGCATTTCCAGCCGGTACCATTCCTCGGAGAACTTGATCGGCATGATCAGGCCGGACCCGTCGGGCGTTTCGCGCAGGCCGAACTTGCGGCCCATGTCCTCTGCGACCGTCCAGCCCATGCCGGTGGCATCAAAGGCCGCTCCGACAAGCCGCGCCCGGACATGAGTCAGGATCTTGCCCACGACGGTCTTCTGTTCGTCGCCGGGCACGTTGCGCATCTCGACAGACAGCGCTTCACGCCGTTTCAAGCGCTGTTCAACCGCCAGCAAAGAGGCGGTGGACAGGTCCGCCACGCGCCCGAAATCGAAGCCGAGGGCGTATTGCGGATCCAGATCGATCAGATCCAGCGCCTCCTCGAGCTCCTCGAGAAAGGGCGCCATAAGCGCCGCCTGATCCAGATCGGACCGCTGCAGGTAATCGCCCGGCAGTTCCAGCCGCAGCACCGGCGCCTCCGCCGTCATCCGGGCCTCGATAAGCGGGCCCGGCAGCCAGGAGCCCGAGGAGGCGGAGGGCACGCAGAACAGTTCCTCGTCGGCGCCCTCACCGTAGAAAGCGATGATCTTCTGCCGCCATTCGGCTTCGCCCTCGGCTGTCCAGGCATCGCCCTTCACCAGGCAGATGCGTTCGTAGAGCCCGTCCTTCAGCGCCGAGTCGAAATCGATATGGAGATGCTTATAGGGCGCGCGCCCGGCAAGGATGTCCTGAATAGTCTGGTTGAACGGGTTGTCGACGCCGTCATGGGTGGAGCAGACCACCACCTGACCACCCCACATCAGGAAGGCCATCGCAGCCTTGATCAGCTCGGCAAGGCTGTCGACGAAGGCCGCCTCGTCGATGATCACCACGCCCTGCTTGCCGCGCAGGCCGCGCGGGGCAGAGGACAGCGCGAGCAGCTCGAACCCGGAGGCGAAGCGGATCCGGAATGTCTGGATCGATTTGTCGCCCTCGTCATCCCCCTGATCGAAGAGCAGCTCCTCAGTCTCGCCGGCCAACAGGTTGAAGGCCCGGGCCCACATGGCGGCCGCGTCGATGAACTCCCGCGTCATCTCCCGGCTGTAGGAGATGTACATGACGTCCATGCCACCGGCGGGCCGCTGCCGGGCGGCGCGCAGAACGGCATAGGCGGCGAGCGCCCAGGTCAGCCCGATTCGGCGGCTCTTCTCGACGAAGAGGGCGGAACAGTCCCGCACCGAGTCGAGGAGCGAAACAGCCCGCGCCTGATAGGGCAGCAGCACCTTTGGCAACCCCACCTCGGTCACGATGCCGGACATGGCGTCCATCGCCTGCCGGCGTTGTGCCTCCCAGTCCTTCTGGCTGATGGGCGCGGTCATCACTTGCCCCGTTTGCGGGCATGGCGGGTGATTGCGCGGGCGCGTTGCTGCGCCGTCCTCGCGGCACGCTTTTCCGATGATGCTGTGCGTTTGGGCATCGGACGTGACAGCACATCAAAACCGGTGGCAGGCACCAAATCGGACATGATGTATACGCCAGGCCCGGCAAAGAAGTTTCGCATCAGCAGACCTCCCAATAGCCGTCGCGCAGCCAGCCGTGCCAGCCGCAGTTGAGCTGATGGACAGACGGGCTCAGCGTCGGGGCATCGGTGCTGCCGTTCCAGTTCCAGCTGGGGCCGGGTCCGGCTGGTTTGGCGCCCAGCCCGATGGAGATGCGGGCCAGATCGCCGCATCCGCACGGGCAGAAAAACCACATGCCTCGGGCGTCCTCGCCATCAGCGTCGGAAAACCACAGGCTGCCCGCAAGCGCGGTGTCGCGGTGTTTCTGCCGATCGGTGAACTGGATGGCGCGCATCATCAGACCATCCCGAGGGCGGCTTTATACATCTCGAGCACCGCCTCTTCCTCGGCGATGTCATCCTTGTCGCGCTTGCGCAGCGCGATGACCTTGCGCATCGCCTTGGTGTCGTAGCCCCGGGCCTTGGCCTCGGCCATCAGCTCTTTCTGCTGTTCGGCGAGCGACTGTTTTTCGATCTCGAGCTGTTCATATTGTTCGATGAACTGCCGCAGTTCGTCCGCCGCCACGCCATAAGCCCCGCCGGTTTCGTCGGTCATCATTCCACCCCCAGAATTTTCGCCTTGATCGCCTCGGCCGTGTCAGCCGAAATGCCTTTGGTGCGTGCGACGGTGCTGACCGCGGCATCCACCTTGTCCTTGAATTCCGCCTCGGCCTTGCGGCGGCGCTCGCTGGAGACGTTCTGCGCCTGCAGCGCGTCGCGGAAGGCGGAGGCCAGCATCTTGACGCTGCCGGCATGCGAAAGGTTGATCTCGCCCTCGGCAGTATGGATCATGTGCAGGACCAGCGCCTTGATGGTCTCGGCAGTCATGACGGTGAGGTCATCCGAGGTCTGCGGATCGAATTTCGACGCCAGCACCGACGCGATCTCACGCGTCTCGTCCAGCATGCGGCTCATGCGGGCCAGCCGCATGGCGTGGCGGTTGAATGACCGCAGACCGGGGATCTCGAATTCCAGCTCGCCCCGATACTCCGCCATGCGCGTCTCGAGGCGCGAGACGAAATCCGAATAGATGTCGAGCTGGGTGCGGTCGCGGTTGCCGAGCTCGTCGGCCGCCCACGCGACGATGTCGTCCACTTCGCGCGGGAGAAGGTCGATGGAGGAAAGCCGGCCACGGCCCGGGCGCAGGGGCGCTGCCATGATCATACACCCGGCCGAGAGGGACGCTTCACGCCTTCGATCGCGATTTCGCGGGCAAGGTGACGATGACCTTTTTCCTGAAGCGTGGCGATCATGACGGTGCCGGCGCGGCGGACGCTGATGGCGCCACGCTCCGCCAGCCAGTTCAGCTCGTCATGGATCCAGTCGCGGTCGCGGCGGATGCCGCCATAGGTGGCGACGGCCTCCTGCAGGTAGCCGGAATGCAGCGTCTCATCCGGCTGCATGCCGACGAGCGCCTTCAGGATGATCAGACGCGCATCCTCGCGCATCTTGCGCTCCATGTCCCCCAGGTCGATCATGGTCTCACCTCACTTCCTGCTTTCGATCAGCAGCTCTTGCATCCGCTCGGTGATGGCCTCGAGCGGGCGCAACCGTTCGGTCAGCACCTGCATCGTGCCCTGCACCTTGCTGAGCTGAAGCTCGAGCTTGTGGAAATCCTCACGGTCGGGGATGCCCCGGATGGTCTGTTCGACCGAACTCACCCGCGCCTCGAGGCCGGCCAGCATGTCGCCATGCTGTTCCAGCGTGCGGCCGTTCTTGCGGCTGCCCGAGGAGACAAGGTTCCAGACTGCCAACGCAAAGGTCAGCAACTGCGACAGGGCGATGACCCAGACCACGAGCGGGCTGATATCCAGAATGCTACCGTCCATCAGCGACCGCCGGACATGGCCTTGGTGTCAGCGCCGGCCGGAGCGTCCAGCATGAAGAGCGGAGAGGCTTCCAGCACTTCGCGCAGCTTGGCCTCGGCGATCGAGGTCAGAACACCCGACGCCGGTTTCAGGGCAGCGATGGCGTCCGGCGTGCTCGCCAGCATATGAGCCACCGCTGCGTCCATCGCCGGCTTGCCACTGAGGCCCCGGGCGAGTGCCGCGCGAATGCCGGACATGGCGGCCGAGTGCAGGGCCTTGCGGTGACCCTCTTCAATTTCG